ATCTTGGATATGATGAAACACTTGAAGGTAAGGCAACACTGGCTACCCTTGATATTCGATTTGCAAGAACCATTGAACGCATTCAGAGAATCGTAGTATCTGAGTTAACAAAGATTGCTATCGTTCATTTATATGCACAGGGATATGAGAATGCCGATCTTGTAAACTTTGATTTGGCTCTAACTGGTCCTTCGATTGTTTATGAACAAGAGAAGATTGCTCTCATGAAAGAAAGAGTTGATTTGGCTAATTCGTTGGTGGAATCAAAACTTTTATCGTTAAAGTATATCTACAAAAACATATTCAACTTAACTGACGATGAAGCAGATTATGAAAGAAACGAAGTAATTGAAGACATTAAGTTGAAATTCCGTCAGGCTCAAATCGAAAGCGAAGGAAACGATCCAAAGGTTACAAAAGAATCGTTTGGAACACCACACGATCTGGCAACAATGAACCTATCTGGTGGTAAGAATGTAAGGAAACTAAATGACGTAGAAGTTCCAGAAGGTGGATGGCCAGGGGCAGGTAGACCACCAGAACATGGATCAACGTATGGAACAGATGCGAGTCCATTTGGTAGAGACCCAATAGGTAAGAAAAATGTTGGTGCTACACTTGACGTTAACCTTTCCCCAAAACATAATTATAAGGGTGGGTCTCCTCTTGCTACGGAAGGTCAAGAACTAACCAAAGAGTTTTCTGATCTAATCCAAAGTATGTCTGGAATAAAGCTAAAAACAAAGTCGATTATTTCAGAGAGCTTAAAGCCATCGGTTACTGAGAAAAAAGATGAATCTAATCTGTTAGATGAGTCGAATTTATTGGAAGAAATGTGATCTAAGACATATTTATTTATTGAATACAACACTCTGGGTAAATAGATGAAAAAAGTAAAACACTCAAAATTTAAAAACACAGGTATGTTATTTGAACTATTAACTCGTCAAATAACATCCGATATTATATCGGAACGAGATTCCATAGCTACCAATTTGTTGAAGAAGTATTTCAACAAAAACAGTGAGCTCCTAAAAGAGTATGGTCTTTACAAGACACTATCGACCGAATCATACTCTTCGGATTCAAAGGCAACCATGTTAATTGAAGCTGTTTTGAAAGCACGTAAAAAGATAGATCACAAAAAACTCAGAGAAGAGAAATATAGATTGATCGAAGAAATAACGAAAAACTTCGATACAAACTCTTTCTTCCAGACAAAGGTTCAAAACTACAAACTACTAGCATCTATTTACAAGATATTTGAATACAATGAATTGGATAACCCAGGTGAGATCACACGAGCCAAGGTAACAATCATTGAAAACATGACCAATGAAAAGAAGGATTACTTGAATGAATCAACACCTTCTATTTCAAATGAGCCAAAAGAAATTAGATTGCTCTCATACAAAATTCTAGTGGAGAAGTTTAATTCTAAGTATGAAGAACTATCTACCGAACAGAAGTCTCTACTTAGAGAATACATCAGTAATGTAAGTAACACGAACAACCTGAACGCTTTTGTGAAGGGTGAGGCCAGTAGAATAAAAGAGATATTGACAACCAAGTCTAAGAATGTAAAAGACAAAACACTCAAAATTAAGTTGTCAGAAGTAATTGGTCTATTGGATCAATATCAGACCTTAAAGACGGTAGATGAACAACATATCTCTGCTCTAATGAGATATTACAATTTGGTAAATGATTTATAACGGAGTTAGATAATGTCAGTTCAACCATATGATTATCCATCATCACAAGCAGATGATTTTGAAAGAAAAGGTCATCCAGGAAGATTTCTAAGATCAATAACCTGTGGATCAGGAACAACCGTTTTTACTGGATCAAACTTCGGTGCTGGTGGTATAATTGTTCCTTCTGCAACTACTGGAACTGCTTCTCTTTCTGGTGGGGGTGATATTCCACTTGCAACATTTGCTGGAACTGCAACGGCCGGTAACAGTATTGTAGAATTATCTCTTCGTAGTGTTAAAGTGGATAGTGGAACTGTTTATGTGTTAATAAAGAATCCATCTATTTGGTGAGTCATATGAACATAGAGAACTTCATTAAGAAATTAAAAGAATCCGAATCATACAGAAAATTCTCAGAAGAACTTTTAGAGATGAATGTCACTGGTAATGTTGCAGGATATGACACTCCCAATGCATTTGCATCGTCTGAAAAAGAATTTGATGATAGGGTAGAAGATAGCATTGAAGTTTATGGATATAAGACGGTTCCAAAGCAAAAGAGAAGACACTCCATTGCCAAAGAGTCAACATATAAACAAGCTATGTCTGCTTTAACCGAAGTTTCATATAAGTCATATAAAACAGATGAAACAAAATCAACCAATCAAAAGATCAACAGTTCAATCAAAGAAATAAACAGAGCTATTTACGAAATAGAAAGAGTAGTAAATCATGCATCTAAGTTAAAGACTGAAATGAATGTTGACCAACGATCTTTATGGGGGTCTTCCCACAACAGACTTAGAAAAATTGGTGAGAGATTAAACAGAATCAGTAAAAAGATAAACGAATTGGGTGCATAAAAATGAAACAATTACTTATAGATACGATGCTTTTTAGTGTTGCGCCAGGACAGATACATGAGTCACAACATAATAACGGTAAAGTAATAGTTTCAGGTGTGCTTCAACGAGCAGAGGCCAAAAATCAAAACGGTAGAATTTACCCAAAAGAAATTCTTATTCGTGAAGTAAAAAAATACCAAGACAATCAGATCAAAGAAAACCGTGCTTTGGGCGAACTCGATCATCCAGACTCCTCCGTTATCAACCTAAGAAACGTTTCTCATAACGTTTTGGAATGTAATTGGAAAGGTAATGATTTAGTTGGAACCGTTGAGATATTACCAACACCATCTGGAAACATTCTGAGGAATCTTCTTGGTGCTGGAATTCGTCTCGGTATATCTTCAAGAGGACTTGGTTCGGTAAAAGAGATAAATGAAAACACAGTAGAAGTTCAAGACGATTTTGAATTGATTGGGTGGGACTTTGTTTCCAACCCGTCAACACATGGTGCATTCATGTATCCAAAGAATGAAGGTAGAATTACTGAATCTGTAAATACAAAAACAATTTCTAAAATTGATCCAAAAGTAAAAAGAATTCACGAAAATATTACAAACATCATCTGTGAAATTGGTGATGTGTGTGAATGTTTATTCTAAGGAGTAAATGATGCCTGCGCTTAGCAAACAACAACAGAAATTTATGGGGCTTGTTCTTGCCTACAAACGTGGACAAATTCCTGCAAATAAAGTAAGTAAGAACGTTAAACAAGTAGCCGCTTCTATGTCTGAAAAAGAACTTGAAAAGTATGCCGGAACAAAGCACAAAGGTCTTCCAAAAAGAGTTGAGTCAAAAACTCCAAAGATCTCTGTGACAGAACTTCAAAAGATTATTTCTTCCGTGGTCAAAGAAGTTGTTAATGAGGGTATAACGGAAAAAGAACCAAAAGACCCTATCCTCACACCAGAAGAAAAAAAGGCATACTTAGAATCAATTGCACGATTCAATGAATACGGTAAAGCTATTTATCGTGGTAATGATCTAAAAGAAGTAATCAAAGAAATGAAGAAGATTGTTGAGTTTGCTTCTAAGAATATCATGGAAGAGTCTGGTGACTGGTTTGATGGTGTAACATTGGGTCGTCACTCTAAGAAAATGAATGAGTCCCTTAAACTATTTGAAAAGACGGCAAACGAAGTAGTTAAACTTCAACAAAGATTAGAAGCCGTCTATGAAGATATTGGACAAACGCTCGGTAAGTATTACGAAATAAAAGACAATTCTAAATAAACAAGAAAGAACAAGTTATGGTAGATCAGTTTTATCCAACAAACCCAAAGCCTGGTCACGTAAGAGTAAAGGCAAACGGAATGAACATCGATATGATGTTGAAGATTTTCAAACGGAAAGTCAAAGAAAGTGGTATCTTAGAGGAGTTCAAAGAAAGAACAGAATATGTAAAACCTTCTAAGAAGAAAAAAGACAAAATGAATGCCTCTCGGAAGAGACAAAGGAAGCTTGACCGAGAACAACTATAACTAACTCGGTAAAGATGATAAGATTAAAGAATATATTAGTAGAAGAAGAACCAAAAGATCAAAGTAAAGACCCGAACAAAATGCTTGTTAAGAGCAAAAAGACGGGTCAATCTTATTATATCAATAAAGATAACTTTGACGCATCGGTTCACGAAAAACCCACTTTAAAGTTATCAAAGAAAACGAAAGAAGAACCTTCCGAAAAACCAGAAGACAAAAAAGAAAAACCAAAAGAAGAACCTACGAAACTTTCTCCTATGGAAAAAATGGAGAACGAAATAGGTTCTTTGGTTATTTTGGACGATAAGGAAAAAGAAGAGATTGCCGATGACGGTAGAAACCTAAGACCAGACCTAAAAGAGAAGTTATTAAAGTTTGAGTTCACACCATACTTCAGAGAATTCGATTCTCTATTAGACCAAGTTTCTGCATACAATGATAAGAAAGATAACGAGTCTGCAAAAAAAGCAATGACCGAAGTCAAAAAAATTGCGAAAAAAATACAAAGTGTTGCCATTGCAAAACTA